ACCTGGGGTCGCGCCTAAACTCTACAGTTCAGGAGGAAGCTATGCCAACTACGTATGACCATAGTACTCTGTTCCAGATGCAGTACGCATCAACAGGGCAAGTGGTGTTATCCAACTACACAACCAAAAGAACGGTTATGAATGCAGTGGATGAGAAAGAATCTGTCGATTCCGGGAAGTTTGTACCCGGCGTTTACAGAGTCAATCCGTATCGTAGGAAGCAGGCCTATTGGAAAGTTCTCCAACAGGAAGTTGAAAGGGTGTACAACCCTGGAGGCTACTACAAATATAGAGTAGAATATAAGGGCTATCCAACTTCGGAAGCCTTACTCTATTGGATGAACAACAATGATCCTGTAACTCTGACTGAACCACGTAAGCAGTTAGCCTTGCAAAAGGCATACGGCAAACTGGGTTCAGCGGATCTTGCACTTGGGGAGGATATCGGAGAACTCCGAGAAACTATCCAAATGATCAAGTCACCGCTTAAAGCATTGGTCGATTTTATCGGCAATGCGAGAGGCAGGCACAAGGTTCTCCTAGACGCACTTGCGAATAGGAAAAGGGACTTTGTTGCTGAAATCTCAGCGCGTGGTGATATGGAGGCTATAAACGCCGCTGTATCAACTTGGCTTGAGATCAGATACGGGCTTCGGCCCTTAATTGGTCTCGTACAAGATGCTGTAGAGAAGATTGCAGAGAAAGAGAGAAAGGTGTTCGATCCTAATTTAATTAGGTCCGTTAAGTCCACTCTGGAGTTCCCCGATACATCTGGGGTTGCTCCGTATGAATGGCGTAACGGCAACATCTGGTTCAAAATCTCTGGTAAGGTTGATGAAATGATTCGTGTGCATGCGTCTGTGCAGTACAAGCAGACAAAAGCACTGAGCCCACTTGATCAGTGGGGGTTAACACCTCGTTTCCTACCTGAAACAGCCTGGCAGTTAGCGCGGGCTTCGTTTGTGGTTGACTGGTTCATATCTATTGGACCTTGGCTCGAGTCTTTGCGGGTAAACCCAGACATTACTGTACTGGGAAACACCGTAGGAACTCTTGTCAGTAGGACTTACTCAACGACTGATCATCAGGCTCGCTATAACAATAGTGCTTGTCACTATGAGCCTTTTAATGATGAAGCAGAAGTCACCGCGTTTGAGTTTAGACGCGAAACAAACGTTGATTTGTCTTATCTACCACATTTTACGTACGGTCGAACACTAGACCTATGGAAGGCCATAGACTCGATCGCATTAATCTGGCAGACATTGCCGCAACGATGGAGGAGATAATGAGCTTATCAGCCCTGAGTCTTCAAAAGAATGCGACCAGCATGACATGTGTTGGTGGAACAGCCATGCCACTAGAAGTGGATGGTGTAGAAGTTAAGAACGGAGTACATCTTTCGGACATGGGAGAAGCTGACTTCACAGTCAGAACTAATGCCACGTTCAAAACGCGTCCTCCGCAGCGTTTAGCTGACGGTACTTACACAAAGTTGAAGAATGACATCACCATTGTGTGTCCCGAAGAGATTGCTGACGGGTCGATTGTTTTCAACCTCGTACGCATCAGCTCGGAGATTCACCCGAAATCAGCAGGTACATCTGCATCTAACGTTCATTTGTTAGGTTCGCAGGCCCTGTCAGATTCGGATTGTCAGAACTTCTTGCTGTATGGCTCCCTTAAGTAGGGGTCCGCGCAGTAGACCGTTAAACGTGCGTACTAAATCTATGGTGCGCACACTTTGGTACTGGAGACTTTCATGTCAAAGAAGCGAAAACAAAGCGGCAAGAAGAAAACTACTGGTTATAATACTGGTAGCGTTGCTCGTTTACTTTACAGCAACCTTCTTCGAGATTTCCGAAGAACTGAGGGTAGTGATTTCTTTAATGGTGCAGATTATGACCTTATGTCCGATGTAAAGCTGTTTCGTAGCCGTGAGGCTACTTTACTAGCGTATCCATCGGTCGGCAGGTTTAAACGCACTAAACAAATGGAGTCATTGCTCAAAAAGTTCAGATTTGAACAAGATGCTTTCACAGACGATGAGTTGTCTGAAAAGACGCTTAACAGCTTCTTGGAAGAACAACTACGCTTGCACCGGCCGATGCCACTAAAGGCGTCGGGTTTCCGGGTACTGCAGCGTGCGCGAGTGATCGCGCAGCGGATCTTGGGTGAATTCCCAGGTGATGAGGTCATCGAAAACGTTCAATTCGGTAAGAAGTCCTCTATCGGTTGTAGCCTAGCCAATGCATATCTGGACATTAAGTTGTCAGATAAGGCTGCATTCACGGGGACTAAGGACACGACGGCATACTTCCTTGACCAGGTTTTACCTGGTGATCCGGTTTTATCACGGATCCTTAAAACGCACGACTTTAGTGCGCTGGAAGATCAGCTTTCGTTAGACTATCTCAACCTTGTTGAAGTTCCAAAAACTTGGGATAAGTACAGACTCATAACACCGCTGACACTAATAGGTTTGTTTTACTCCTATGGTATCGGTAGGGTAGTTCAGTCTAGACTTGCCGATGTTGGCCTTGACATTAAGCGCTTACAACAGCGCCACAGAAAGCTTGTGGAGGAATTCTCCCGCACGCTGACTCACGTCACGGCCGACCTTTCAGTTGCTTCAGACAGTATAACGTCGGAGCTCCTGAATAGGGTATTGCCTCGCGCCTGGTACAAAGCATTGCGGAAAACGTTCGTACGTCACTTGAATGTGAACGATACTAGTTTTTCCTCTGCTTCGGTGTTACCAATGGGTAATGGGGCGACATTTCCAGTTGAAACATTGGTCTTCTATTGCATTCTGAAAGCAATAGGGGAGCTCACGACTCGAAAGAGAAAGAAGGATGTGTATTCGGTCTATGGGGATGATTGCATATATCCCGGTCGCATTCATAAGTACGTAGAAGGGGTTTTCCCCCAACTGCATCTTAAGTTGAATGCTTCAAAGACCTTTACCTCATATCCTTTTCGTGAGAGTTGCGGTGCTGATTTTTACCGCGGCCAAGACGTACGCCCTTACTTTTTGAAGGGTGACTCATGCGAGCTTACATCTATTCGCTACGAGGCCTTCCTTTACAAAGTTTACAATGGATTGACTGCCAGGTGGGATCCCTTAGAAATACGGGACACACTCACTTGGATTTTGTCAGAGTTGAGTATGGTGTCACGCGGTATTAAACGCGTACCACCTTCCTTCCCAGACTATTCGGGAGTGAAGGTCGACAACATACACAGCATACCATTGGACTACAAACTACTGCCTTGGTTACCACTTTACGTACAGTATCGCCATGGTTCGTCGTGGTTTCAGTTCGATTTTCTGACTGAGACACCCAAGAAGCGGATAGTCAGTATGGTTGAACCATACTATTGGCTTTCGCTTCAGGGCTTGAACGATAAACCTGATGACGAGTACGCTCGCGCGTTCGATGAACATCTCGAGCTTGTGAGAGTGGCACCTAGGACTTGCCTAAACTGGAGAAGTGTTACCAAGAAAACTGGTAAGTATTTCTATCGGAACGGCAAGAGGTTTGAGAAGAAGCGTACCATCCACCTGCACACAGTGCCCTCTAGAACGGGGGCAGCTATGAATGTTGCGCGGGCGGGTACACAGGTTGTCCATTATGCCAAGTTGGTTAATGGAGTTTCGCAACCACAACAAGTGATTACGGATACACTCTCAGAGTGGATCTAAGAGGGTTCCCCCCAGTCCATGTATTGGACGACCTCAATGGAG